TGAAAGAACTCAAGGCAAAATTGAATGGCAAAGTTTGAGTACATGAGCACCAATGAGTGGCTCGGTGATCCGATGACCCACTTCATGAAGACCGGAGAAACATTCCGTTCAGGTGCAAATGATGATCAATTGAAGCTTGCGGCGGCTGTTCCTCGTAAAGCAAATGGCGTCAAAGTCGAGTATGACATTTCATTCTCGATCGGTGATTATGCAATCAAAGGTTACAAATTCACTGATTTTATGACAAAGTGTGTCATGCTTACAGCACAGCATGACGTCATTTCTAGGAAGAACATCTCTGAGGTGGCTTCCTGGGGTCCTAATGACTATGGACACGCAGTCGTTGCTAATCTTCGTAAACAAATCACCGACAAATACACCATCAACAAGTTGGATGATTTCAGCAAATACTATTGCACAGATCTAGTAGTGTTGCCTGGAACAAACGTGTTGGTGAAAGAAGACATGGTCGATTTCCTGAAGATCGACAAGCTTGTTTCCGAAGGCGCGAAGGTGAAGCTTCACCCAGTCACATCCAAGGTCTGGAGAACAATTCTTACGCGACGTTGGAAAGAAGCCATTATCCCAGCGGAAGCTCCTCTGTACGATATCATGCATCATGCGAAGAAAGTCTATTTCACCATGACTTCAGAATCTGGCATCGCCGCTACTCTTCTTGGAAAGGATGTAGGCATCGTTTCTGGAAAGCGCACATGGTCTAATTTTGAGCATGTGTACAAAGGTCTTGACGCATGTCCAAAGAAGATGAAGCTGATCGATAGGATGACGGCATTGTTCAGTCATCCTGAATCAGGAATCATCACCACATATTCAGACGATCTTGATAGAGACATTGCCAAATATTTCGAGCACATGAGGAAGTATCCGCATGGCTAAGGAAAAATTCAATGTGTTGTTGATTGCATCACATCATGGATTGTTTGTGACACTTAAGAGTCTCGAACAATTCAAAAAGAAAATCGGTGAGCTGATCGTCGTCATTCCCGATGACAAAATCGAAAAGTACAGCAAGATGGATGGTGATGAATTCCAAAACTACAGAGAGCTTGTAGTCAAGGAAACTAAGAAGGTGAAGAAGTCAGCTAGGATTTTCACCGCATCATTCGACGTTCATCGCCGTGTATCACAGACTGCTGAATTCCTTTCCGAGATCGATGCTCATGGAATTTGGCTACAGGTTTGTGCTGGATCAATCGTCAACAAGATGCCAGGCGATAACGTCATTCCAGATATGAAGGAACGACTGTTGTTGATGTCTAGCATTCGTTGCTATGACGGAAATCGTAAGCTCGACATGTACATGATGTTGCAACAGCCAAACTATGCAGTGTATGAGAAACAGAATTCTCAATCATTCATCATCAATGCTGACAACATTCCAGCAACCATTCTACCCGACATGTTTCTCATCAAAGAAGCTATTGGTAGAAACCAATTTCAAACAATCAGTCCACATGCATTTTCTAGCCAAGAAGAACTGGTAGAATTTGCTTTTGGTGGAAAACAACTGATCGATCACGCATGGCGTGCATCCAAATGCATAGTTGCAGACTATTGGAGCGTCGTTATGCAAGCTAAGATCAAAATCGAAGAACTCTATGGCTATCCTCTCGAATTGTATCTCCCGCATATTGAGAATTGTCATGGATTGATTCCAGCTGTAACGATTCAACGCATCATCAACAATGCGACTGAAGCCAAAGATTACAGCCTGGCATTCCGTTCTGCTCTTAGCTAAATACAAGGATTACTAGGAGACTCCAATGGCATTGCCAACAGATCGCGAATCATTCAAGCAGTACTGCCTCCGTCGTCTTGGTGCGCCGGTGGTAGAGATCAACGTTGATGATGACCAAGTGGAAGATCGCATCGATGAAGCTCTCAAGTATTACGCTGATTACCATTTCGATGGAACTGAAAAGCTCTACTTCAAGTATCAGCTGACTGATCAGGATATTCAGAACAAGTACATCACGCTTCCATCGAACATTATTGGTGCGATTGGAATCTTTGATATTGGGTCTGGTATCACTCAGGGCGGTATCTTCAACATCCAATATCAGATCGCACTCAATGACCTGTACACGCTGACTTCTCAGTCCATGGTACCATACTTCATGGCCATGCAGCACGTGACTCTGTTGCAGCAGTTGTTGGTCGGTAAACAGCGCGTTCGTTACAACCGCCTGAATAACAACTTCTACATCGACATGGATTGGACAAAGGTCGGTTCTGGCTACTACATCATCATCGAAGCGTACAGCGTTATTGATCCTGTTACCACTCCGAAGATCTGGCAGGACCGTTGGCTTCTTCGCTATGCTGAAGTTCTAATCGGCCAGCAATGGGGAACCAATCTCACCAAGTTCACTGGAATGCAGCTTGCTGGCGGTGTTCAGTTCAACGGACAAGACATTCTACAACGTTATACTGATGAACGCACGAAGCTGGAAGATGAGATGCTTGATTCTTACAGCTTGCCTTCTGCGTTTGAGGAAGGCTAATGGGTTCCTCTCCATATTTCCGCAATTACAATTCTGATGCTGAACAAGGTCTTATTGAAAGCCTTGTTCACGAAGCACTGCGGATGTATTCGGCGGAACTGTACTACATCAAACGCGAACAATTGAATCCAGACAATGTTATTGTTGACGACAAGCTGTCTAAGTTTGTCGCCGCATATCCAATTGCGTGCTACATCAAGACAGTTGACGGATTTACTGGTGATGGACAATTCCTATCCAAATTCGGTGTAGAAATCCGAGATCAAGTCATCTTGTCTCTTTCGAAGCGCGAATTCAAATTTGAAGTCATCGACAAGGATTCTACGTTCACGCGCCCGCGCGAAGGCGATGTTATCTACTTCCCGATGACAAAGAAGCTGTTTGAAGTCACCTTTGTTGATTACAAGCCAGTCATGTACCAGTTCGGTGCTCTACAGGCATACGATTTGACGTGCGAAGTATTCGCGTACAACAACGAAGAATTCAACACGGGTTATCCAGAAATCGACCTCATCTTCCAGAGCTACGTGGTTCCTGGAGATGGCAATTCACCAGAAAACCTTATTGCCGAAGATGAAGAAACTATTGGTGGCGAAGACGGTTCCATCATTGCTTATGGTGATGACGATCCAGACACTAATGATCCTGGTTCTGAAGTCACCGACCTTGGTTGGGAAGGTCAGAAGTACATCGATTACACGGATGCAAATCCATTGACAAATGGTAAGTTCTGATGCTTGGCAATAGTCCATTCTACAACGAACAGCTCCGTAGATACATCGTGGTATTTGGCACGATCTTCAATGACATTCAGATCAGAAAGCGTTCTGCTAATGGATCAGTTGATAAGATCGTGAACGTGCCTATCGCTTATGGTCCGGCAGAAAAGTATCTGATGAGACTTCGCCAAGATCCTGATTTTGAAAAGGCAGTCGCGACAGTACTGCCTAGAATGTCTTTCCAAATTCAAGGATTGTCTTACGACGGCGATCGCAAACTGAACAGCACCGGCAAGATCAAAATTCCTGATCCTAACAACCCAAAAGCTGTTTTGACGTTGTACAATCCAGTCCCATACGACATCAATTTCCAATTGTCGATCATGGTTCGATCATGGGATGATGGTTGTCAGATTCTTGAGCAAATCCTACCATACTTCTCGCCCGATTTTACAGTCACGGTGAAGATGTTGGATGTTGCTCCTGATCTTGCAGTCGACGTTCCCTTTGTCCTTAATGCGGTTCTTCCCAACGACACGTATGAAGGTGAATTCCAGGAGCGCCGTGCTCTTATCTGGACTCTGGATTTCACATGCAAGGGCAACTTCTACGGCGCAGTTTCTAACACGAAGCTGATTACTGTTGCGAATGTCAACTTCAACGATTCTACAACCAACACTGGATTCTCCACCATCACTGTTGTTCCTGGACAAGATGCGAATGGTAATCCAACAAGCAACTCACAGATTACTGTTCCACCGAATGATGTCGATCCGGATGGTTGCTTCAATTACATCGTAACGATCACGGACAAACAATGAGTCAAGAAGTGATGAAGTCTATTAGTGATGCATTGGGAATGAACCCATTGACAGTCGAATCCGAACAGAAGGAAGAAACTCTGAACCTTCCGGCTGAGTTGGAAGAACAAGTAGAAGAGCTCACTAAGGAAGAACAAGAAGGCGAGGAAGATTTCTATCTTGCTAGAGATAACATCAAGCAGCTTCTTGAAAAAGGAACTGATGCGCTCGATAAGCTCGCGTTGATTGCTTCATCCACTGAACAACCGCGCGCGTTTGAAATTCTGTCAACTCTGATTAAGACATTGACGGATTCCAACAAACAGCTCCTTGATATTCATGAGAAACGTCGTCAGCTTCTTCCAGTCGTCCCTGTGAAGAAAGAAGAGGAAGTGAAGCAACAGACGTTGCAAGCTAACAATGTGTTTATTGGTACAACATCCGACTTCTTGACTCTTCTTGAAGAAAAGCGCAGGCAAGTGGCTGACGAACGAATCATTGAAGGAACTGCTGTTGAGGTAAAGGATGTCTAAGAAGAAAGACCTAGACGATGTCTTTGAACTCGAATATGATTCGAGGGAATCGTTCTCAGGCAATCCCAATCTAAAACCTGCTGGCATACAAATCAAGTTGACTATGGAACAACAGGTCGAGCTTGCGATGTGCCAAGAAAACATCATCTACTTTGTCCAAAACTACGTCAAGATCATCTCACTTGACCATGGTATCGTTCCATTCAAGTTGTGGAAGTTCCAGGAAAAGATGATCACGCAGATGAAGGACAATCGATTTGTCATTGCAAAGTTGCCACGACAGGTCGGTAAGACTACTACAACTGCTGCTCTGATTCTATGGCATGTGTTGTTCAAGAAAGAATATCGCGTTGCCATTCTTGCTAACAAATTCGATCAGTCGCAGGAAATTCTTGAACGTGTTCAGATGGCATACGAAAACCTGCCGAAATGGATGCAGCAAGGCGTGCACATCTGGAACAAGCGTCGTATTGTTCTTGAAAACGGTTCTCAGATTCTCGCCTCTGCAACTTCTTCGAGCGCTATTCGTGGTAAGTCTATCAACCTGGTTTACCTCGATGAGTTCGCTCACATCGAGCGCAACCTGCAAACGAAATTCTTCACATCGACATATCCAGTAATCACCTCTGGTACAAATACAAAGGTCATCATCACATCTACACCGAACGGATTCGATCTATTCGCAAAGTTGTGGCATGATGCTGTAAAAGAAGCTGGTGAGCCTGGTAAAAATGAATACATTCCATTTGAAGCGCACTGGTCAGAAGTACCAGGTCGCGATGAAAAGTGGAAGCAAGAAACCATCAACAACACTTCTGCCGAACAGTTCCGTCAGGAGTTTGAAACCAACTTCATTGGTTCTTCATCCACTCTGATTTCAGCTGAAGCACTGCAAAATCTTCACTGGATCAAGCCACTCTCAAAGAGCGGAAAAATCAACATATATGAAGAGCCAACCAATGACGGCAAGTATTTCATTACTGTCGACGTTGCTCGCGGTGGTGGCGGTGACTATTCAGCATTTGTCATCGTCGATACGGCAAAATTCCCATACAAGGTAGTCTGTACATACAGAGACAATCTTGTTGCTCCGCACATCTTCCCAAACTTCATTGCTCAAGCAGCAAAGAAATACAACGACGCCCAAATTCTTGTTGAAATCAACGACATCGGCGGTCAGGTAGCGCAGCTTCTGAACGATGAACTCGAAGTCAACAATCTTCTGTACTGTACTTCTACAGGTCGTAAGGGTTGGGTGCTTGGAGGCGGATTCGGAAAAGGCGGTCGTCCTGGTGTTAAGACGACTCCTCCGGTCAAGCGCATGGGATGCTTCAACCTCAAGCACCTGATTGAAAGCAGCCAGTTGCTGATTCAATCGGAAGACATTGTTGAAGAGCTCTATTCCTACGTTGAAGATGGAAACACCTACAACGCAGAACCTGGAAAACACGATGACTTCGTCATGTGTCTCGTGTTGTTCTCGTGGGCAACCACACAGATGTACTTCAAGGAGTTGTTGGACACCAACGTTCGCGCGCGAATGATGGAAATCAAAGCTAACGAGATCGAAGAAGACATGCTTCCACTCGGCTTCATGGATGATGGTAGAACTGTAGAGGAAATCCTCACTAATCTACCTGATGCCTATCGCAGCGACTTTGAATCATTCCTGTCAAGCGACTTCTAAATCAATCGTTTCATAAATACATGTCGAACCGCGTATCCTATCAACGGGAGATCAACTAATGACATTCCAAGTTTCACCGGGCGTTGATTGGCAGGAAATCGACCTCACAACGGTCGTTCCAGCAGTCTCGACCACAAAGGCAGCCATCGCTGGCGTGTTCCTTTGGGGTCCAGCTGACCAAGCTGTCCAGGTCACATCCGAAATCGACCTGCGAAATCGATTCCTCACCCCAAGCGACGCTAACTTTGAAACATGGTTGGTTGCCGCTAGCTATCTCGCATATTCGAATCAACTGTACATCTCTCGTGCAGTCGATGCGAACACCTTCAACGCAGTTGCTAACACTGGTGTCGTCGGTGCTCAACAGATTCGCAACCAGGATGATTACGATCAGCTCTCTGCTTCGCTTCCTGTAAATGCTCTGTACTGGGCCAAGTATCCAGGCGCAGCAGGCAACAGCCTGCGTGTATCCATTTGCGATAGCGCATCTGCATACCGTTCTACAATCGGTGCTCCTCAGAATGCTAACAACACGGTCGAATTCGACTTTGCTGTTGGTCAGTATTCTGGCACACTAAAGATCACGAACTCTGGCGGTTCTAACACTGATGCAGGTGCCGATGCAACCGCGATCCTCGCGAATATTGCTGTCGGTGACATCCTGACGATCGGTAACAACAGCGTTGGCGTGCAGTCGGTCAAGGTTCTGTCTAAGTCCTCGCCGGTCTTCATTTCTAACGGTGTTGTCACTGCGACTCTGACGCTCGCTTCTCGTATCGCTACGAACGCGAACGTTGCTCAAACAACCGTCAACCGTCAGTGGGAATTCTACAACCTCGTCGACGCAGCTCCTGGAACATCCACCTACGCTAACACCGTTGGTGCTTCCGGCGACGAACTGCACGTTGTAGTTGTCGACCAGCTGGGCGTGTTCACTGGTACTCGTGGTTCTGTTCTGGAAGTTTGGGAAGCGCTTTCGCGTGGTACCGACGCCCAGGCTGAACAGGGTGGATCTCTGTACTACAAGAACGTCATCAACAAGTCCTCTCAGTATCTGTGGTGGGGTGGTGACCGTGCTGGTGCAGTTTCCAACACGACAGTCAATATCGTTTCCTCGACCAACATTTCGCCGCTGTCTATTCAGATGGCAGCGGGTACTGACTCTGCTTCTGAATCGATCATCGCTGTTTCTTCCGTTACCAACGCGTATGACGTGTATGGTGACTCCGAAGCAATCGACGTTTCGTTGATTATGGCAGGCAAGGCTCATGGTGGTACTTCGGGTGAACAAGTTCCGAACTACATCATCGACAATATCACTGAGAAGCGCAAGGATTGCGTTGTATTCATCAGCCCGAACCAGGCTGCTGTTGTACAGAACAAGGGCGCAGAAGATGACGCAACGATTGCATTCCGCAACCTGCTTCCTTCTACTTCTTATGCCTTCATGGACTCCGGTTACAAGTACATGTACGACAAGTACAATGATAAGTACCGTTGGGTTCCTCTGAACGGCGACATCGCTGGTCTCTGTGCTTACACCGATCAAACTCGTGATCCATGGTGGTCTCCTGCTGGTTTGAATCGTGGACAGATCAAGAACGTTGTAAAGCTTGCTTGGAACCCAGGCGAAGCTGAGCGTGATGATCTGTACTCCGCAGGTGTCAACCCTGTTGTTTCCTTCCCAGGAAATGGCGTGGTTCTGTACGGTGACAAGACGCTGCAGCGTAAGAGTTCTGCATTCGATCGTATCAACGTTCGCCGCTTGTTCATCGTCCTCGAAAAGTCGATCTCCACCGCTGCTAAGTTCACCATCTTCGAATTCAACGACAGCTTCACCCAAGCTCAGTTCAAGAACATGGTCGAACCGTTCCTGCGTGACATTCAGGGTCGTCGTGGTATCTACGACTTCAAGGTTGTTTGCGACGGTACGAACAACACTCCGCAGGTTGTTGACTCTAACAGCTTTGTCGGCGATATCTACGTCAAACCAGAAAAGTCTATCAACTTCATCCGTCTCAACTTCGTGGCTGTTGCTACTGGCGTTGACTTCTCTGAAGTTGTTGGCCAATTCTAATAGGAGATAACAATGGCTTTTAACGTACAAGACATCAAGAGCCAGCTCCAGTTTGGTGGTGCTCGTCCATCGCTGTTCCAGGTGACTTTCACGAATCCTGCAACAGCGGTTGCCGATATCAAGGTTCCATTCCTGTGCCGTGCTGCGTCTCTGCCTGGATCTTCCTTGCCTTCGATCGAAGTTCCTTACTTCGGTCGCCGCACCAAGGTTGCTGGCACTTCTCGCCAGTACGAAAACTGGACAGTCACCGTCATCAACGACGAAGACTTCTTGATTCGTGGTGCCCTTGAGAGCTGGTCAAGCCGTATCAACGCTTATCAGGGCAACATTCGTAACTTCGCAACCGCTGCACCTGCTGAATATCAGTCGCGTGCACAGGTTATCCAGTATGGTCAGACCGGTAACGTCCTTCGCACTTACATCTTCGAGAACATCTTCCCGTTGAACGTGAGCCCGATCGAACTGAACTGGGATTCTGCTGATCAGATCGAAGAATTCACGGTTGAATTCGCGCTCGACTACTGGACTATCGACGGCGTCGCCGACGGTCAATAATGGTTGAAAGAGTGGGCTACATAAGGAATGTGTAGCCCACTTCCATTTGGAGATGTATTTTGGCAGACCTGTTTGGCTGGGAAATTGTTCGTAAGCGCAATCCCGAAAAAGAAATAGAATCGTTTGCAGCACCGATTAAAGATGACGGCGCAGTCGTTGTCCAAGAAGGCGGTGTTGTAGGCACATATCTCGACCTTGAAGGCGCTGTCCGAACTGAATCGGAACTGGTGACTCGTTATCGAGAGATGTCAATTCAGCCAGAAATCGAATCGGCTATTGATGACATCGTGAATGAAATGGTCGCGTTTGCGGAAGACGAAGACCTGGTTCAAATCAACCTTGATCAGTTGGAAGGATATTCCGAGAAAATCAAGGATCGCATCCGCAAAGAATTTGATGAAGTCGTTCGTTTGTTCGACTTCAACATGAATGGTTATGACCTTTGCCGTCGTTGGTACATCGATGGACGCCTCTACTTCCATGTCATTATTGACGAAGAGCGTCCAGAACACGGCATCTTGGAAATGCGTTACATCGATCCTCGTAAGCTCCGTAAGGTGCGCGAGATCCGCCGCATTCCGCAGGCAAAGGGTCTTGCATCTACCATTCAGACCAAGAGCGAATACTACATCTACAACGATCGTGGATTTGCTCTGAAGGAAACTTCTACATCTGGTTACAACAATGCAACGGGCATGCGTATTGCTGCTGACTCTATTGTTGCTGTAACATCAGGTCTTATGGACCCAACCAACCAAATGGTGCTGGGTTACTTGCACAAAGCCATTAAGCCATTGAATCAGTTGCGTGCCATGGAAGACGCAGCAGTCATTTATCGACTGGTTCGCGCTCCAGAACGTCGCGTGTTCTACATCGACGTTGGTTCGCTTCCGAAGCTGAAGGCTGAGCAGTATCTGCGCGACATGATGGTCAAGCATAAGAACAAGGTTGTGTACGACGCCCAGACAGGCGAAATTCGTGACGACCGTCGCTTTGCTACCATGCTCGAAGACTTCTGGCTTCCACGCCGTGAAGGCGGTCGTGGTACTGAAATTTCCACGCTTCCTGGTGGCCAGAACCTCGGTCAGATGGAAGACGTCAACTACTTCAAGCAGCGTCTCTATCATTCCTTGCAGGTTCCAGTTTCGCGTCTTTCTGACGATGGAGGCGCGTTCAACCTCGGTCGTGCTACAGAAATTTCACGTGACGAACTGAAGTTCGCCAAGTTCATTGACCGTATTCGTCTTCGTTTCTCGATAGTGTTCTACAAGACTCTCGAAAAGCAGTTGATTCTGAAGCGCGTTATTTCCGCTGAAGAAGCTCCGGCGATGTTCCAGAAAGTCAAATTCACGTTTGCTTCTGACAACTTCTTTGCAGAGCTGAAAGAAACAGAAATCATGCGCGAGCGCCTTGGTCTGTTGAATGACATCGACCAATACGTCGGCAAATACTTCTCTACTCCATATGTCAAGAAGCATGTTCTGCGTCAAGATGACGAACTCATTGAGAAGATGCAGAAGGAAATGGATGAAGACGAAATCAATGGTCAACAGGGCGAAGCGGCGTTCTCTAATTTGAATGCTGGACCTGAACAACCAGGCGGTGATCCTGGAGCAGCTGTTGAATCTCCGTATGGAAATCCGCAGCAAGAACAGCCAACTTCAGGTGGACCAGATGGACTGCCTCAAAAGAAACAGTCAAACTCATCAAAGCAATAAATAGAAGGTTCATTTAGGAGTCTAACATGTCCACAATTCTTTCTCTAATCGAAGCATGCCATGAAGGCAAGCCAGTCGATGTTGCTGAAGCATTCAACAAGCTCATTGCAGAGCGCGTTGCTGCTCGCATCGAAGACGAAACACCTGCAATCATTCGTGAGTTCTTCGACAAGATCGAGGCTGCTCAGAAGCCAGCCGAATAAGGAGCAATCATGAAGAAGTTTGCTCAATTCAAGAGTGGCTTGTTTGAAGCCCACTATGATGTTGCAAATGCTAACAAGCATTTGGCAGACGCTGAGAAGCATCGTGGAACTGGCGAAGAAGGCATGAAGAAATTCAAGCACCATATGCACATGCATCACACGCATATGGGAGATCATTATCACGAACAGTCCCAGATTGGAAACAGTGACACGTATCGTGCCAAGGCAGCGAAGCTCCGTGATGAGCATCGCGAAAAGGCTAAGAAGTATGTCACGGAATCTACCATCGTCTATCCAGTAATCAACGCGCGTTCTCCAGCCGATCAGGAATTCACCGATGCGCATCCTGCGCAGGTCATTCCGGACCCAGCTAAGAATGGTGATGAAGTCTACAAGGGCATCACTAGCAAGGACATTTCTCGTCGTGCTGACAAGTGGACTGGCGATGATGACGCTGATGATGCTTCTGCTGAAAATGGACTTGATACAGCCGGCACATATCACAACAAGAAGATCGCTGAAGCTCTTGCTGCACTAGAAGAATCATTCGATGGTTTGACTGATGAACAAATTGAAGAATCAGTCAAAGGTCCATACCATGCCGCTTATGCAGATGCCAAGGCAGTTCTCAAGCCAGAACATCACAAAGCTGCCGCGAAGATGTTCGCTCGTATGAATCGTGGCAGTGATGAGCACGAAGAATTGAAGCGTGCTAACCTGCATCACTCACAAGAGCTAAAGCCAGTTCTGAAGAAGCACAAGATTGCTGAAGAAACTCTGCAGCTTCAGGAGATCTCGAAGAAGGTTCTTGGCTCCTACATCAAGAAGGCTTCTGACGATCAATTCAGAAATGGTGCCAAGATTTCTGATTCTAGGCATGCAGGTAAGCATGATGAATCAGGCAAGATTGCCGTTCGTACAGCCAAGCGAATGAAGGGCATCGCGAAAGCTTCAGACAAGCTCACTAAGGACTAAGATGCTCCACTTCAGCGAATTCCAAAAGAAGACAATCGCTGAGACGGTCATTCCTAGGAACACTCATGGTGGTTTCCTAGGAACGGCTGGTAATGAGGCACATACACTTCTCGACCATGCAGTCGCGCTGATCAAGAAGGCAACAAAGGGAATTGCCGCTCTTAAGTTCAGTGACATCGTCATCAGCCACTACCTCGATTCTCGTGGCGGACGCCAACTTGCCGAACTCCTTTTGGACAAGCAACCTGATGACGTTGTCATGACTTCTATTAAGAAGTCCATCGATTCATTCGTACGCTCCTATAATCCAGGTCTTTTTGAAGAGACCTACGATGGTTGGGATGATGGAATGGGTGATTCTGATGGACAAGTGATTGATGAGGATGATAGTTCGCCAGGTACTGGTGGAATCTTCTCGTCGAATCCAGTACGACACGGTCGAGCTGTTGGTCACCTTCGTCGTTTGATGCGTCAGCCTCTCAAGGCTCATGAAGCTCACGAAAAGGTAAAACCTCACGCTCACGATGTTCGTCTACTCAACGACATTAAGCATTTCGCTGGAAAGGATCCACACGTAGATGTGCGTCCTCTCGTAAAGAAGCGTATGCGCGAACTCAAAATTTCAGGATTCTGATATGCCAATCATCCAGAACAAACTGCACACACAAGCAGTAATTCGCGCAACAGCGAATGAAAGCTACACGCTTGCCGATTTCCAGCTGACTGGTGAAACTGTCACGGCTATCGATATCACCCAGGTCTATTGGTGTGGTTCCTGGACCATTGCTCGTGATGCGAACGTCATTTTGAGCTTGATCAATGGAGACAACTGGTTCCTGGAAGGCGTCACCGCTCTTCGTGAAGACAATGCAGGAAGCTTGGTCATCACAGCACCAGCTTCTGGGGGCGGAACTCTCATTCTGGTTGTCAAGAAGCAAGTCACAACAACTGACCAGAACTTCTAATAGGAGATAACAGTGCGCCTTATTTGCGAACTCAATGAAGATGTAAGCGTCCTTTCCGAAGCTGTCGGAACGGATGGTACCAAGAAGTACTTCATTGAAGGTATCTTCTTGCAGGCAGGAATTCCAAACCGTAACCGCCGTGTCTATCCGATCGGCATTATGGAAGCGGAAGTACATCGTTACACAGAAGAAAAAATCAAGAAGAACCGTTCGTACGGCGAACTGGAACATCCTTCGGGTCCCAAGATCAATCTTGATCGTGTATCGCACATGATCACTGAGTTGAAACAGCAGGGCAACGACTGGTATGGAAAAGCTCAGCTGTCTGAAGATACTCCATGTGGAAAGATCGCTGTCGGTCTGGTAAAGCTCGGAGCAAATCTCGGCGTTTCTTCTCGTGGTCTCGGTTCACTCCGTAACCGCAATGGTCTCATGGAAGTTCAGAATGATTTCTGGCTGGCAACTCCAGCAGACATCGTCTCTGATCCATCAGCTCCAGATGCTTTCGTGAATGGAATTATGGAAGGCGTCGAATGGATTTGTGAGAATGGAATCTGGCACCAACGCCAAATCGAAGATGCCCGTGCAGAGCTAAATAAGGCAGCACGAAACCCAAATAAGGAACTTTTCGAACAGGTCGGCGTAGATCTGTTCAAGAAGTTCATGTCTACCTTGTAAGATCGCCGATCTTATAAATAGAGTTTGCAATTTACTAGGAGTTTACCAATGACACAGAAGAATCTCGACGAGAAGTTCACTTCTTCGTACGGAGTTGATGCTTCCGTTCCTGATCCGGTCGGTACAGGTGCCGACGCTAACAAACGCCCAGCTGACAAGGGTGATGGTGAGCGTTCGATGCCAACTCTGTCTAAGTCGGAAATGATCACTGGCGTCGCGAAGCTCATGGACACGCTTTCCGGTCCTCAGCTCGACGCATGCTACAAGCATTTCATGGATCTCGGAAAAGGCGGCAACGATTCCCAGGCTCATAATCTTGCTACGATCAAGTCGCACGTCAAGGAAGATGTTGACGCGATTTTCGACGGACAGGAATTGTCTGAAGAATTCAAGACCAAGGCTTCCACGATTTTTGAAGCAGCAGTTGTTGCTCGTTCTATCGAATTCCAGCAGAAGTTGCAGGAAGAATCTGAGACTGCTCTGACAGCAGCAATTGAAGAATCGGTCGAAGAGCTAGCATCCCAGGTCGACAAGTATCTGAATCATGTTGCTGAGCAGTGGCTCGAAGAAAATCGCCTGCAGGTTGAATCCGGCATCAAGGCTGACATTCTTGAGTCCTTCCTCGGCGGAATGAAGACTCTGTTCACTGAGCACTACATCGAAATCGCAGAAGACAAGGTTGATGTAGTTGAGACTCTGACCAATAAGGTCGAGGAACTCGAAGCTGCATTGAATGAGTCCGAAAACAAGTTCATCGCACAGCAGCAGCAAATCCAGGAAATGGAGCAGAAGGCACAGCTCGACGCTGCATTCAAGGAAGTTGCTGAAGGTCTGACTGATACTCAGGTCGACAAGCTTGCCGCTGTTGCTGAATCCCTATCTTTCAACGACGTCGCTGAGTACAAGTCTAAGCTCAAGACAATCGTAGAAGGCTACGTTGCAAAGCCAGTTGTTGCGTCCCCGACCGCAACAGATCTGAATGAAGAAGCTCCTCCTGCTGGGGGTGCTCCCGCAACAAAGAACACAAAGCCAGTAGACCCGATGATTGCTTCCTTCGTGGAACGTCATAAGAAAAAGTAAGTCAAAAATCAGGTTTGTATAAATAGCGTACATCCTCTAGGAGAAGCAACATGTATCTAAACGAAGAACTCAACCAGAAGTGGGGTCCAGTTCTTGACAATGACGAAATGCCGAAGTTCAAGTCTCAGCAGGTTCGTGATGTCACTGGCGTAGTTCTGGAAAACACTCTGAATGATATTCGTTCACAGGGTGCTTTTGCCCCAGCGTCGCTTCTGAGCGAAGATCCGGTCCCTGCTAACGCAACCGGTGCTGGCATTTCGAACTATGACCCGGTCCTGATCACACTCGTTCGCCGCGCAATGCCGAACCTGGTTGCTTACGACCTGTGCGGCGTTCAGCCGATGACTGGTCCTACTGGCCTGATCTTTGCAATGCGCTCGCGCTACGCAAACCAGACTGGTTCTGAAACCTTCTACAACGAAGTTAACACTGCGTTCTCTTCTGTTGTATCTGGCGCTAACACCATCGGTCAGAAGCACGTAGGCTCTCTGCCGGCTGGTGACGTTAACACCTACAACTACGCGGGTGGTATGTCCACCGCTCAGTCCGAAGCTCTCGGTTCTGACTCCAACGTTGCTTTCGCTCAGATGGCGTTCTCCATCGAGAAGGTAACCGTTGTTGCTCAGTCTCGTGCTCTGAAGGCTGAGTACACGATGGAACTGGCACAGGACCTGAAGGCAATTCATGGTCTGGACGCCGAGACCGAGCTGGCCAACATTCTGACCACAGAAATCCTGGCAGAAATCAACCGCGAAGTCATTCGTACCATCAACGTAACTGCTACAGCTGGTGCGCAGGATAACACTGCTACCCAGGGTATCTTCGACCTCGACACCGACTCTAACGGTCGTTGGTCGGTTGAAAAGTTCAAGGGTCTGCACTTCCAGCTGGAACGTGACGCGAACGCTGTTGCTAAGGCAACTCGTCGTGGTAAGGGCAACATCCTGATCTGCTCCTCTGACGTTGCTTCGGCACTGCAGATGGCTGGCGTTCTGGACTACACCCCAGCTCTGAACTCGAACAACCTGCAGGTTGACGACACCGGTAACACCTTCGCTGGTGTTCTGAACGGACGTATCCGCGTCTACATCGACCCGTATGCAATCGGTAACTACATCACCATCGGCTACAAGGGCGCAAGCTCCATGGACGCTGGTCTGTTCTACTGCCCATACGTTCCGCTGCAGATGGTTCGCGCTGTTGGTCAAGACAGCTTCCAGCCGAAGATCGGCTTCAAGACTCGTTACGGCATCGTGGCAAACCCATATGCTCAGGGTCTGACTGTCGGTTCTGGTGCTCTGGTTGCCAACTCGAACGTCTACTACCGTCGTTTCCTCGTGAACAACCTGATGTGAGACCAACGTTCTCTTCTGAGAACGAACTATATAAAGGGGTGGCTTCGGCTGCCCCTTTATTACATTCAGGATCGGTATGGAAAAATATGGATTTGTGTACATTTGGCATAACACCAAAAAGAACAAATGGTACATCGGTTGTCACTGGGGAACTGAAGATGATGGATATCTCTGTTCATCAGAAAGGATGCGTATTGCGTACAAACGAAATCCTGAACATTTTCGTAGACGCGTCATCGAACGAATTTACACTTCTCGTGTAGATCTTTTAGAAGCTGAGCACCGATGGCTGCAACTGATACCGAATGATGAATTAGGTAAGCGATATTACAACATGAGTAAACGACGCTTTGGTCATTGGTCTGCTACACCTGATGCACGTTCAATTGCTCAGAAATCAGGAGATGCACGGAGAGGAAAATCCCTTCCAGCTGAAGAAGGAAGAGGTGCTAAGATTTCTGCTGCAAAGAAAGGCAAGCCTTTTAGCGAAGAACATAAAGCAGCTTTACGTGCTGCTCGTGTAGGGATGAAACTTTCTCCCGAACATCGAGCTAATATTTCCAAAAGTCTCAAAGCAAGTGCCAGGTATTCCAAATAATGTTCATTGATCAACGTCATAAGGTCGTGTTCTTACACGTGCCAAAAACTGCTGGACTGTCCATCTTCACTGTGTTCGGGCATCAGCTAGAAACTCGATTGTCTCATTTCACTCCAGCAGAAGCCAAGCAATTCATCTTTCAAGAAACTTGGTCTGAATACTGGAAGTTCGCGTTTGTTCGGAATCCCTGGGATCGCTACGTGAGTTTGTACGAGTTCCATCGCCAGAGCGACTACATCTTCCGACGCAACGTCGAATCCAAGAAAATTGCTATGAGCAACAACTTCAAAGACTGGGTCTATCTGAACTACAACAAGTTCGTGTCATCAACATGGTTTTCTGAAACCCAGTCGATTTGGTGGAAAGAAGCTGATGTGGTGTTCAAGATGGAAGAAATGGATTCGGCGATTGAGGAAATCAAACAGCATATGCCTATGTTGAAACCTCTTGATCGAATCAACACAACTCAACATTCAGCATACCAATCATACTACACGTCCAAATCTACAATTGACATGATTGCTAGATTGGAACATGAAACCATTGAGAAATTTGGATACACTTTCTGATGATCGTGCTACAGAAATCAAAGTGCGTGTTCTTCCATAATCCGCGAACAGGTGGCAACTCGATTTCGAGAATGTTGGACGTCGAACAATCGCTAAATCCATTCCAACATGTATCGACTGAAGCAGCGAAACAGTTTCTGTTCCAAGAAACTTGGTCTGAATACTGGAAGTTCGCGTTTGTTCGGAATCCCTGGGATCGCTACGTGAGTTTGTACGAGCATCTGTACTAC